GCTCTATCCAGCTGAGCTAAGTTGGCAAAAAAGTCAGAGTTTTCCTCCGACAAAAGCATTTCCGACAACTCTAGTATATAAATGAAGAGTTCCTTCTTGTTCACATTTGAGATGCCATCGAGTCATAGTGACAACTGCGTCTTTTGTAAGACCAGTAAGCATCAAACGACCCTGTTTAGTTTCACTTGACCACAAACCGAATCTTGTTTTCCATACACGGAAACAGTCATCAATCCATTCATATTCAGAAATTTCAGGATGCTCATTCATTAGTGTCTTCTTCCTTTTTATTAAATCCAAATGGACCTTCTTTTTCTTCCAATGCAAACTTAAGAGCAACACCACCGACAGCTTCCATAACTCTCAAGATGTCTTCTGGTTTTGCACCTTCACCAAGTTCTCCGGCAATATACCAGTACTTAGGCCAGAAAGTTTCTCCTGCTTTTTGATAATCTTCAAGTGTTAGTAGTTTCATGATTCTCCTGTTTTTTGTTATGTTCTTCCAACATTTCAGCAACTAAATCTCTTGCTGGTGGTGGTTCAAAATATGGTTTTGGTTCAGATTGCCATTTGTCAATTTGTTCTTGAGTAGGAACATTTATTCTAAAATTGATATCGTCTTCTTCAAACTCCTTATTCATTTTTTCGTAAGTTTCAGGAGTTATTTTTTCTATCACTTACCAACTCCATAATCAGGTGCTTTTTTTTCAAGTTCACGAATAGTTTGATGTAGTCTTTCTACTGCCTTACGCATCTCCTCAGTTTCTTCATACTCCCAAGTTTCTCCCTTACTATTTACAAATTCTTTTTTAGTCATAAGTCTCCCTCCTTACGATTTTCTGAATGATGGACATCAAAACTACCACCAGGATATCTAGACTCAAGTTTTTCAACATTCATCTCAATCACTTCATCAAAGGTAGTATCAAGTGCCATACATGCCTGTGCCAGATACCAACAGATGTCACCTAGTTCACGCTTCATGTGAAAGACATTATCTTCATTATAAGGTTTACCTTGCAGGAAGATTTTCTTTACGACTTCAGTGAACTCACCAGATTCTGCAGTCAAACCAAGTGCGGCAGTCATGAGTTGTGTCACATTGCAATCATTAGCATCGAGTTCTCTCAAACGTGCCTCAAGAATTTTGGGATCCAAACTAGGAGCACTAGTGACTCCCTTTACAAATTCAAGATACTTTTTAGTGTCAACAGTCATTAAAACTTAAACCCCTCAAAAGACTTTTTTGGTTTATCTTCGTCATTATACTCTTCTTCTTGTCCATTGTCAAGAATATCGTCCTGTGCTTTTTGTTCACAGTCATAAAGACGCATCTTAGCACGGTCAATACCAACAATAAATCTCTTGAACACTGTAGGATCATTGTATCGATTTTTCAGTTGTTTTACCATAATCTGTCCCAACTGTTCCAACTCCTCTGTGCTAATAAGGGCAAACATAAGATCAGCAGTAGCAGGGAGACCAAAGGACTCACTAGTGTCAGTAATGTCAACATCACTGCTACCATAACCAGAACGAGTGGTCTGCGTGGCAGATACGATAGGGACGTTTGCTTCGACAGCCAATCCTCTAAGCTCTTCTGCAATAGCCTTAATATAGCTATATGAATTGACAGAAACACCAGACTTATACCGCGAGGAAGCACATATATTAAGGTAATCAATGAAAATAATGTCAGGTCTAAATGACTTCTTAAGTGCAAGTTCATTAAGAAGTGCCTTAAAATGTCCACTATGTGCAGAAGCAGTAGGATACTCTTTAATTATAAGAGACCCTTGAGTTTTTTCTGCCAGTTTGGTGACTTTATTTTCAAATGATGACCTAGGAAGTTCTGTCAGGTCTTGGATCGGGACGTTGAGAAGGTTGGCGTCAATTCGTTCAGCAATCTTCTCTTCTGCCATCTCCATTGTAATATAGAGAACGTTCCGTCCTTGGAGCAACACGGAGCTAGCAACGTGGCACATGAATAAAGACTTGCCGACACCTGTACCAGCAAGCGCGATGTTAAGAGTCTTGTTAGGTAAACCACCTTTCGTGATTTTGTTGAAATATTCGAGATCGAATTCAATTTTATTCTCCTTACGGTGATACGATTCGTAGCGTTCTTCATAATCTTGTAGGTAATCATGTCCAATGTGGTTATCAAAAGAAACAGCAAGTGCCTCAGAGAGAATACTAGGAATAGCATCCCGATTCTTTTTCTCATCATCACCATCTGCAATATGAATAGATTCCATAAGTGCCAGATAGATGGCTCGGTCACGGCACCATTTCTCAGTTGTATCTAACAACCACTGAGCATCCACCAAAGAACTATGTAGGGAGATTACAATCTCTCTAGACTGCTTGATTTCTTCTTCGGTTAAATCAGTTCTATTTTCTATTTCAATTTGAAGTGCTTCTAAAGTAATATTAGAATTATACTTAACAATAAAATGAACTATCTCTTGAAAAATAGTTTTTTCTGTACTAACTTCAAAAAAATCTGGTTGTATAAAAGGAATTACCTTTCGTGCATAGTCTTCATCAAATACAAGGTTTCTTAGGATCGTTGTTTCAATTCTTTCCATTTATTCAAATAATAATCACTTTCAGGTTCGGTAATAAGAGTCATTCTTTTTTTAATAAATTCTTCTCCCTTATCAGTTTCTTTAAATCTTCTCTTCTTATTTTCCATAACTGAACTCCTGTTTTGCTATTGTATCTAGCTGTTTCATTACATCTTCGGTAAAGTATGTTTCGGGTTCCTTAAGAATCTGTTTGGCATAGACTTTTTTACCATTCATCTCATAACGACCTGCTACATTTTTCCAAAGTCCGCCAATCTCACCGAGTTCAAGAAGACCATAATATCGATCAAGACCACGCTCATCATAAAACAAACGAATTTCCACATCTTTATTCTCCTTACTTAAACGCGACTTAGCAGTCTTTGCCTTGATAACATTTCCAACGACTTCTGTTCCATCCTTTTCCTTTTTCTTGCTAAGATAAATGATCGTAGAGGCAGCATACTTAAGACCAGAATTGTGAGACACGACACCATTACCAAGAATGTAATGATGCTCTCCTTCAACTGTGATGTCATAAACATCCTCAGTCTTTATTTTCTTGATAGACTTTACAATTCGTTCCATGCCACCTCTTATACATTGGGTAAGTGATTTCTTTTTGGCAGTGTTCACAAACAACTCGTCTGTGTTTCTTCCCATAACGGGGAGAGTTTTCACCTGTTCTCTGAGATGCCATCTCAGAGAGGTACTTCTTAGTTTTATCTGAATGAGATTTTCCAAAAAATGGATTATTTTCACCAGACATTTTATCACTCATCATCTTTCTATGTTCTGGTGAAGAAACAATTTGTTTATGTTTCTCACGAACCTCAGGTTTGGACATTGGGTTAGAATATCCGAAATGACCCTTTCCAAAAAATGGGTTATTTACACCAGAAGTGAGATGAGAGTAGTGTTCTCTTATTCTACCATAAGAATTGAGATTTTCACACCTAACTCCATTACTATTACTGGAGTTCATTCTATAAAAAGCATAACACATTTTCTGTTTTGATTTTCCCTCTAACATCTTCAGAAGAAGATGATGACAGACAAAATGTTCTCTTGGTGTTAGATATACTTTGTTCTCTGGGTTTTCTTCACCACCCAATGATTTAGGTATAATATGATGACATTCAGTAATTTGGGGGAGTTCCCTAAGACTTGCCTTATTAATAATACGGAAGTAACACTCTGTATATTTGTTAGATAAAAACAAGGTTCTGGACTTAACTATTATTATTTAGTCCAGAACCGACTTTTACATAGATTTGATGGAGTCAGATGGCAACAAATCTGTAACCATTTTCCATTCATAACCATCCCCAGTATCCACTAAAAACTTATGCTCACCAGAACACCTAATAATTTCTCCATCGTCTAATTCCAATTCATAAACATCCTTATCAGTAAAATGGAATGTATCAGTAACAGGAGAGAACCCAAACATAGTCCTTACTCTATCTCCGATTTGTAATTCGTTAATAGGAACCAGACCTGTCTCGGTATGAACTTCGGTACCACCAACTAAACAACCACCACCCATCTCTTTAGTAGGAACGTAAGAACCGATGACATCGTAGGTATGGTTAGTTACAATCATAGGAATATTTGCCTGCCCCAACTTCAATGTTAGCATTCTGAAAGCACCCTTAATGAGTTGGGATTTTGTCATGTCCCGAACTTGTTTTTCATTTAGAGCATCAGTAATTTCTTTCTCTGTTGAAAGCATACCCAAAGAGTCTAACACAAACATTAATGGTTTGCGTTCGTCTTCTGGTTTTTTTAAGTATATGTCTACAGCCTTCAGTGCCTTGCTACGAAATTCTTCGACTGTGACAACATTTACAACTACTGTTCTATTTAGATCTACCCCACGACTTGCGAGTAAAGACTTATTAACAGCGGCTTCAGTGTCAAAATATAAACACATCCCATCAGGATTAGAATCCAAAAAGTTCTTGACGACAGCCAGGCTAAAGAAAGTTTTGCCAGTGCTAGACTCACCAGCAATGGCAGTAATCTTATTCCCAGATACACCACCAAATATAGACCCTGAAACAAGTCCGTTAAAAATGTACGAACCTGTGTCCACGTATTTTTCTGTGTCATCGATGTCTCTTGCGAGTTTGGTGTAGTCATCACCGATTTCTTTTACAATTTCTTTTAAAAAATCCATTAAATTACAAATCCAAATTCTTCACGGGCAATTTTTTTGTAAGGACCACCAGGGTTCTTATCACGAATATCTTTAATCTTATTCAGTTTTTGATAGAGAGAAGTGTCCCCACCAAGTCGCAATGCACTGACAATAGTAGCAAGTTCTTTATCGTTGATAGGCAGGTCCATTAGGAGAAAAATAGTTCTAGGTTTACAGTTTTTTCGACATTCCAGCCGATAGCATCAAGGAT